AGCCAGTGTTGACAACTCCGGCGCGACAGTCATCCAAGACGTAACGCTAGACGGCTATGGTCACGTCACGGCGTTGGGATCGCACACTCTGACATTAGCTAACCTAGGCTACACAGGCGCTACTAATGCTAACTACATTACTAACAACAACCAGCTTACCAATGGTGCAGGATACACGACAAACGTAGGCGACATCACAGGTGTAACAGCAGGTAGCGGCATAAGTGGCGGTGGCACATCTGGAACAGTTACAATCAGTCACGCTGATACATCATCTCAAGCATCAGTTAATGGCTCTGGTCGTACATACATCCAAGACATCACCTTGGATACATATGGTCACGTCACAGGCATTGCGACTGCTACTGAAACTGTAGTCAACACAGACACCAACACCACCTACTCCGCTGGCACAAACTTGTCCTTGTCGGGCACGACATTCAACGTGTCTAGCAACCCCAGCTTCACAGACGTTTATGTAGACGATCAAATCTTTTCTACAGGGGATACTAACACTTACATGCAGTTCCACGCTGCAGACCAGTGGCGTGTTGTAGTAGGTGGGTCTGAACGTCTTGAGGTTAAAAACTCATCACCGCACGTACTTGTATCCGGTGACTTGAACAGCACTTCTGATATACGCTTGAAGGATGACATTAAGCCTATTGAGAATGCACTCTCTGACGTGTGCAAGCTTGAGGGCGTATCTTTCAACTGGAAGGACACTGGCACCAAGGCGACAGGGTTTATTGCTCAGCAAGTCGAACCTATTCTGCCTGATCTCGTAAGTACGAGCGAGGACGATGGCATTAAATCTGTCAACTACATTGGTCTTATCGGACACTTAGTAGAGGCAATCAAAGAGCAGCAAGTTCAGATAGATGAGCTTAAAGCAAAACTAAATAGCTAATAGTAGGAGGATACGAAGATGGCTATACAGGTAGGCGGCACAACCGTTATTAATAACAGCAGGGCGCTGAGTAACATTACCTCTGTTGATGCTACTACAGCAGCGGCTATTGAGGCTGCGGGTGTTGGTGGTGGTGGGGCTATAGCTTGGGATCCCTCGTCAACTCCTGATGTGAACCTCACCTCTTCAGGAACATGGACAAAGCCCGGAGGTCTTGCAAGCACCACATGGATTTTTGTTTACATGGTAGGCGGGGGCGGAGCTGGTCGAATTGATGGCACATGGGCAGGCGGCGGTGCAGGCGGGGGCGCACATATCTTTTCTGGTCTGTCAGGGGAATTTCCATCATCCGTAGCTTTCACTATCGGCTCAGGCTCAGTATCTAGCGGCGGTGGAGGCGGTGACACTCAATGCACGATAAACGGCACTACTTATGTAGCAGAGGGTGGCTCAGGTTACACCTCTTCAGGTGGTGCACTCGCTCAGGGCGGTGATGGTACAGGGGCAACGCCTTATGCAGGGGCCAGTCCTTTCGTTCCTATATCGGGTGCAGAGACGGCGATCACCCAAAGCGGCTACAAAAACTTCTTAGCGGGTGGTTATGGTGGCTGGGCGGAAGAGGGCGGCAACGCTACATATGGAGCCGGAGGCGGGGGCAATAACTATAGCAGCTATCCAAAAACTGGCGGCACCAGCGATTATGCGGGCAACGGCGGCAATGGTGGTTCTAACGGTACTGCTCCCGGAGGCGGCGGAGGCGGCAATTTCGGCTCTGGCGCAAACGGCTCCGTTCGTATATGGTATGTAGAAGAAGCATAGGAGATTATCATGAAAACTTTTTACAGAACTGAAAATGGTCAATCTTGTGTGTTTGAAGATGACGCCAACATTGCCGATTGGCCCGGCTTCTCCGAGACGCCCGTGGCAGTCCCAGACCCTTTACACCCGTTACATCGGCGTCTTATCCTTCTGGGAGAAACAGACCACTGGGCATTAACGGACCGCACTATGACCGCAGAGCAAATAGCGTACCGTCAGGGGCTTCGAGATATTACAGAGCAAGATGGTTATCCTGACAACGTAGTTTGGCCCACCAAGCCAGATGTGTAAGGGTAGTCGATGAAAAAAATATCCATCATAGGCAAAGGCACTGCGGGATGCTTGGCCTTCCTTCATGCCATTAACCTGCGCAACTCCACAGAAGTGAGCCATGGGCCTTTAGAGATAGAGTGGTATTATGACAGTTATACCAAGGCTATGGCTGTAGGGGAGGGAACCACTCCTGTTTTTCCAAAGACGTTAATCGACATTCAGGGTCTCTCTATGGGCACTGATATGCACAAGCTGGACGCTAGACCAAAGCATGGCATTGAGTATGAAAACTGGGGCAAGTCGGATTTTGTGCATCCTTTCAACATGGGCCGCCACGGCATTCACTTTAACGCCTCTAAGTTTCAAGATTACGTCTTTGAAAACTGCACTAATGAGAGAGGTGTGTCACTGATAGACGCCCATGTATCTCACAGTGACATTGATAGCGATATTATCGTTGACTGCACAGGTGCGCCTAAGACCTTTGAAGACTATGACATACCAAAATACATCCCAGTAAACGCGGTGCATGTAACACAGTGTTCTTGGCCTGACAAGCCGAAAGGTCTGCACACTAAGACAATAGCCCGCCCTTGGGGTTGGGTGTTCGTCATACCCTTGCTAACTAGGTGCAGCGTTGGGTATCTTTACAATCACGAGATATCCTCTTTGGATCAAGTTAAGGCAGATGTTGAGAACGTGTTTGATGAGTTGGGTGTAGTTCCGACAGACACTACAAACAGCTTTCACTTCAATAACTATGTGCGTAAAAAACTTATTGATGGTCGTGTTGCCTACGCTGGAAATTCTGGGTTCTTCTTGGAACCTATGGAGGCCACAACGCTTGATTGTGTTGACAGGGTTTTGAAGTGCATTAGTAGACACCCTCTACAGGAGGCATGGAACCCTCTTTTGAAGGCGCTGTTCACAGAAGTAGAGTATTTCATAATGATGCACTATGCGGCAGGCAGTAAGTGGAATAATGAGTTTTGGGACTTTGCCACTGAGCGCGGGTCACTAGCAATGGAAGAGGCTATGAGCCACCCATTCTTCAATGACCTATATACCAAAGGGAGCCCACCCGCAGATACGCCATACAGACCATACTTCGGTGCAGAGAGCTACAGGCTTAATCAAGATGGTTTGGGGCTAACATCTATAAGTCGTTTCGAGAGGGCGGCATAACATGCTAGGCTTCACAGCGTTTTCACAGACACCTTTATCACAGTCTGCTACTGCGCTGTTTGCTCAGGCTTTTATGCCGGGGGTAGCAGCACAGTTTAGCACAGGAGACCTGCTTTACGAAGCCATAGCTAACCATACTTTGGCTAGTGTATCAGCAAGCACTAACGTCAATGTACTCTTTGATGCTAAGGCATCTACTGCTATATCTGGTGTTACTGCTTCCTTTAACATCAACAACTTGTCAGACGTATATGCACAGGCTGGTACTACACCTACAGGTGCTACAGCGTCTTTCAGTATTAATACTTTTGCAGATGTAGATGCTAAAGCTTTTATAACCTTCCCTGATATATCAGCTACCTTTACAGCAGATACAATAGCGTTTGACGCTAAAGCTGGTGCTGCTATTGCGGGGGTAGAGTTAACGCTAAACAACTATGAGTTTGCGGATGAAGATGCCCAAGCTAGTATAGTATTACCTGCTGCAACTTCTTCTTTTACTGTTAGTCCATTTGCAGATGTAGATGCTAAAGCTTTTATAACCGTCCCTAATGTATTAGCTACCTCTACAGCAGATACAATAGCGTTTGATGCTAAAGCTGGCGCTGCTATAACAGGTGTGTCTCTGACGTTAAACAACTATGAGTTTGCGGATGAAGATGCTAAGGCTAGTATAGTATTACCTGCTGCAACTTCTTCTTTTACTGTTAGTGCATTTTCAGACGTAACTGGTAAGTCTAATATCGGTGTATCTGGTACGTCATCTAATTTTGACATTAGCTCTGTAATTCCTACGTCTGATTCAAAAATTGCTATAACAGGCGTGTCTCTGACGTTAAACAACTATGAGTTTGCGGATGAAGATGCTCAGGCTTCAATAACACTGGGTACAACAACTGCTACATTCTCTGTTAATACACCAAACATAACAGCTTTGGTATTCCCCTATCAAGATTTTGCAGATAACTACAACACGCAGAATGTTGTGTATCTAACGCAACCTGACTCAAAAAACACTGTATACATAGATAGTCCACACTCAAACAATACTGTGTACATAGCAGCATAAGGAGCAATCATGGCATATAAGTGGCCTGATAAAGATAAAGATGAGATCGTAGACTACAGTGTTGACTGGTCTCGCTTCTTAGGTACAGACATTATATCTGCTGTTACCTGGTACATCAAAGATGCTGCTGGTGTTAAGACACAGGTAGCTGACTCTGCCGTGGTAAACGGTCTTCAGTTTGTCACTGGTACAATCTCTGGCAAAGTATCGACAGCACGTTTCTCTTTAGGTACAAACAATATCAGATATACAATTACCTGTAGCATTACGACAGGCTCTGGGCTACAATACGAGCGTAGTATCTTTCTACGTGTACGGGAGAAGTAAGAATGGCATACGACTACATTAGCCTAGTTAACGATATTAACCGCCGCCTCAACGAAGTAGAGCTTACGAGTGCTAACTTCCCTACAGCCACAGGTTATTACAGCTTTGCTAAGGATGCTGTTAATGCAGCTATTCGCCACATCAATCAAGAAGAGTTTGAGTGGCCTTGGAACCATGTAGAAGAAACAGAAGTCTTAGCTGTTGGTGAGGTTCGCTACAGTATGCCTTACGACAGTAAGACTATAAACATGAACACCTTTCGTATCAAGCGTGATGCAGATCTTAACGTAGAAACAGTTAAGCTAAAAGTTCTTACTTACGAAGAATGGCTTGACAAGTTTGCTGATTATGAGTATAACTCTGAGGCAAGTACACGAACAACACCACAGTATGTTGTACGTACTCCAAGTAGAGAACTTATCTTTTCTCCTCCACCTGATAAAGAGTACGAAGTAGTATATGAGTATTTTCGTACCGGGTTTGACTTAGAGTCTGCCACAGATGTACCTACACTGCCTGAGCAATACCGTTACACTATTGTCGATGGTGCTATGTACTACGTATATCAATTCCGTGGTGATACACAGGCAGCACAATTAGCACTACAAAAGTTTGAGCAAGGCATTAAACAATTACGTAGCTTACACATTAATCGCACAGAATACCTGCGAGATACAC